TCCATCTTCTGCTCCATGCGATCAACGCGTTTCTCGGCTTCCTCTTTCATCTGTCGCATCGCGGTATCTTTCATACCGTTCGCCAGCTGACGAAGCTCTTCCGGAGCTAACTGTTCGTTACCCTGTGAATAATACAGCGCGAGGTTCTGCTCCATGATCCGCTGCAAGTTCTGCACGATCTCGGGAGCTACTTCGGGGATTGGTGTCGGTGAAATGGACCAAGGCTTGTCAGCGCCGGTGCCTAGAAGCGTATCGCGCAACCATGCAGTAGCAGTGCGGCACTTAGTAGAAACAATCCCCATAAAGATTTCCGAGCCACCATGTGCGCGAATTTCAGCGATCTTGTCTGGTTCATACTCCATGTTCCTTGCACGGACACAACTCGCGAGACGCGGTTCGATGTCTTGGTTGTGGTGGTCACGCATGACCTCCCAGCGACGACGGACGTGAGCAGACAGCCCCTGAATCAGAGGTGTGCTCTGCTTCGCAGCAGACTCGCGTTTGGCAGCCGCCTCAAGGTCTGAGGCACGTGCCACGGGGATAAGTTGTGGACCCAGTGCCATAGTTATCATCTCACATATGCGATATTATAAGTACGATAGCGTTTATCTGTTAACTCGTCAACACATTAAGTCCAGCCCCCGGACGAAACACGCACGACTTCACGACGCTGTTCGTACTGCGTTGAGTTCCCGAAAACTTCACCCCCGTCTGCATGAAGACACAAATACTGGAACGCATCTGCAACATCGGACCACGGGTGAGACTTCTCTGGGTTCTCGTCTCGAACACCTTTCGTATTTATTTTATAACGATATTTGCCTGCCAACGCCATTACAAGCGGCGACGCATCAACGGGGTCTAGGACCAGTCCGTACTTCCCGTCGATCACTCGGGTCAGGTACTTATCTACCGCAGCTATCCTCGCGGCAACACTGTTCGTCTTCGCGGGTTTAACCATGAACCCTTCGTTACGCCATATATCGGCAACCGTGCGCTCGTCCGTCTGGACACGCTGAAACGCTGCCGGGTCGATGACAACGACGGCTCGTCTACTGGGGAACTTGTTAACCAGTAGGGGTTTTATGACTTCCCGCACAAACCGTAACGCGCCCATACCGTCGGAGATTTTCGCGTCGTAAATAACGAGACGCCCATCGTATGCAACTTCACCTAGGACAGCCGCCGGGGTAAGCCCTGCGTCAACTCCGATTATGAGAGGATTGTCGGAGAAGAGCGGCCTTATTTGTTTCTCTGCGCAATGAACAGACCGGTCAAAGGAACGAAATACCGGCTGCCCCGACAGAGATTTACCGAACTTGGCGTTGATATATACGTCAATCCAGTCCTCAGTCTTCCCTTGGGCTAGGTTGTCGTAATAATCATCGGGGAGAAACCTCGTCCAGTCGGCTTCAGGACTTAACCCCGACGGCTGAATCGTGACATGGACGTTATCTGGGGGTTCCGTGAGCAGCGTTTCCCAAAAAGTGTCCATGTCCGGGGGGTTTGTCATCCCCCAAATATGTGCATTTGGCTTACCCTCGTCTGTTACACAGCCCACTCCGTTCATCATTTTGTCCGGATAACGGCCTACACGACCCTGTGCTGCGTTATAAATATCGGGGTGAATCTCCCGAAACTCGTCAAAAATGATGAAACTAGCCTGCAAAGACAGCAGTCTTCGCACGTCATTCGCGTCATCTAGCCCGCGAAACAGCACTTCGCACTCAATTTCGCCTACAGAAACGACGAATTTGTACTCAGTTTTGAGGAAAGACCCCATCACACCGTCCGGAATCCACTTGAGGAAGTCCGGAATTGACGTATCGCGCAGCTGTTCTCGCGTATTACGCACCCATATGCAGCGACTTCGGCGTTTTCCATCCTTACACGGGGCCATCATAGCAGCGTGGTGCAGGATTTTCATAATACCGGCGGTCGTTTTGGTCGATCCAACCGGTCCAACGGCTAAAGAAATGAACTTATTCGAGTAGAAGAACTCGTCTAGGGACGCTATGACCTCGAAATTAACTTCATGGAGCATCTGTTATGGCCTGACCTTCGATGGTGATGGCATCGTCTCGGTCTTTGGCACGGGTGATATTGATGACCACTTGGGGTCCACCGTTGCCGACTTCCGCTTTAGTATCCGGCTCAAGTCTTCCCAGCTTATTTAGCATTTTTTGGAACTCGATCCGGGCCATCGGGTTGATCGTTGGGTTTTGCATGTGTCTGAACAGGTTGTCGAGGTTAACTGCGCCCAACATCCGGGCGAGCGTCTCCATCTTGCTCGGGTCTTCCTCGATAGCAAGCATGTCCGCAGGAGACAAAATCGGTTTGTCTACCTTCTCGGGGTCAATCGCTTTGTACAGTTGTCTGCTCATGGCTTCAGATGCTAACGCGTGAACACATACAAGTCAATATATCGGGATTTTAGCTAATTTAACTGGGTAAGAGGTTGTGTAGATAAAAAGGGTCAAAATTTGGGTTGCGATACACGTAATACCTAAGGGCTGGGGCGGGTGGCCACCCCGCTCGGTCCCTACCCCCCTGTTTACCGCGCGCCATAGGTGAGCGGACTGACCGACGCGCCCCCAAGGGGTTATGATCGACGGGTGCCCCCCGCTCCACCACGGGATCACTTGCCCTCGCCCCTTGGTGCTTTGATTGCGCGTCGCTTTTCGGCTCGCGCATGATCGGCACCGCGAATAGCAACGGGGAATCAGGCAGTGACGCACGCGACGCGGCAACGCTCGCGGGTGTTGATCGGCCAAGCGCTTAGGCGCGGAACCGGTGAATCTTGGATACCGTTAATAGCGGTGGTGTCGGTCGGGTGTTGGCTACGGTTCCCTGATCGGCAGGACTTGTTTCCCTCGGTGTAGACCCTCTGAGATTGGGCAAGCGCACAAGCGCCCACGGGATACCCATTGATCCCGCCTAGTCGATTAACGGGTATGCAATGGGGTAAGTCTTTAGAGGCTTACATTCTGCACATTCAATCCCGAGTGTTCAGAACCTTAACCCTCTAAAACCTTATGGAGTAACATCATGCGTAAATCATCTGCAATCAAAGCAACCATCAAAGCCCTTGGCCGCAACACCGCTAAGGTGCGCGACAATTTCCAAGCGGTTCTGTGCGAAGTCGCCGCCCACGCCTACATCGAAGGCGACGCGCGTCTTTATAACGACATCCTCGAAGCCGCTTCAGGGCTTAACCGCAAAGCCATGTCTAAGTGGATAAACACTTACGGGTTTGCTCGCGTCACGAAAGACGGCGTCAAACTCAACAAAACCGCTCGCGCTGAAGCTGACTTCGCGGACGGCGACGCGGTCACTCAATATCTCATGAATGAGGTGCCAGCTTGGTATGTAACCGAGGAAAGCGTTGAACAGATAGCGAAAGAATTGGACGCACTCGCCGACATCAAACGCCTTCGCGCCAAATACACCAAGGATGACGCGAATGTTAAGCATGTCGACTTCGCCGCGCTCAAGTCTGAGATGGAAGGTCTGCTCGAAGACATCCGCAAATACGCCTAAACCAAGTGGATTGGGGTGCTTGCACCCCATCCCTTCCCAAAAAAGACACGAATATTTTGTCTCATTCGTTGTCTTTTTCGGCAAGGGTTCCAAGTCCCTGTTTTTATTGATCTTTATTGAGTGATTAAGACAAAAAGACAAAAAGACATAATAAAAGAAAGAAATGTAGGATTGATAAGTGTGTGTTGTCGCCATGCAAAACGCGCGCACCATAGCACCCAACCACATCTCTCTCTGACACGCTGTCTCATTGTCTTTTTGCTTATATCTCAATGACTTAGCGCTGTCTCATTGTCTTTTTACAATGTCTCACTGCTGAAATCGTCTCAATCCTGTTTACCTGTCACCACATATAGGAGGGTTTAACCATGACTTATGACAGCACATCGCGACGCCGTTCGCGTATCAACCGACAGTATCGTGACCATCTGCTACGCCGTCTCATCGACGTTGTTGGCGGTATCGTGGCAATGACTGTCATCGCCTTATTCTTTTCATTCATTCTCATCAACTGGATCAGTGGGTGTGGCGAACGCTTCTACACTGGACCCGACACATGGGTGCAAGGTGAGTGCATCTCACCCCTTGATCTATTCCGCGACCAACCAAGCACAGAGGAGCGCAGTCAATGACACGCATCGCAAACGCAGACATGGGACGCTATGTATCCCATCGCCAACCCTTCATCACCAACAACAAGACCGCCTTCGGTGAGTATGACGGTGATCTATACATCGTGTATTCATACGGCAAACACTTCCCTATGTATGTGTTCGACCGCAACACGCACATGTGGTTCGGCAACTCGGACAAATACAGCCGCACGACCTCTAGTCACCAGACCAAGGCGCACCCACGCCAGAACATCGACGCTTGGCTCGACACTGGCAAACTGCAACAGTTCATCGCCGCCGGTGGATATGTTAACGCGTGTGCAGATCGCATCATCGGTGACGCCAATGGGTAGAGAATACGAGGTGCGGCGCGTCGGTAAATACTTCGAGATCGTTCACATACGAACAGGTTACGCCGTCGAACGTCGCATCAAATACCGGTCGTTTG